GTATATAACAATGCATATGTCAGCAATAAACAAAAATATCTAGATACCACGGTCCAATTAAAAAAACCAGAAGACGGTAAAATAATTTTTAAAAATACATATTCTTCAAACAAAACAACCGATGAGAAAAAGCCGGAACCAGTTCCAGTTCAGCCAACCGAAACTATTCCTGTCACAGTTACAAAATTTATTGAAGATAAATCAAAAAATGTTCTGTGCTTTTTGCCGAGTGAAATAGGCACACTAAAAACCCAATTTATAACAGTTAAATATAGTTGACATGCCCAATACACAAGGTCAATTTAATCCAGCATATTCTACAGTTAAAGCAATCTACTTGCAGAGTAGCTATAATTCTGAATCTGTAAACATATTAATACAAAATACAGAATGCCAATTTGAAAGATTAGAGCTAGTAGAAAATGTAAATGATGTTTTTCCAAATGGCGTAGTTATAGTCAGAGACACAAAAGACATCGTAGGCCGTATAAAACGGTATAACATTGATAAAGTTACTATAGAATTTTTTAATGGAAATAAATGGTTTTCTGTTATCACCAGCGTTAGTTACTTGAACAATGCCGCATCCGAAACTGAAGAAAATTTTGTAGGAATCTACATTTCAAATGAATATTATACCAAAGTACAAAAGTCATCTTTGAATACTTCACTTGGTATAAAACAACCTAACGTATATTTAATAAATGAATTTGTTGATTTGGTAAAACAAACAGCATTTGGTGGTGCTGGTGGATATAATGACCCCACTTCAAACTATGTATTGTATAGGCCGCTGAATACCGTTGAAGCCAGACAAGAAGCGGTAGCAGACAACCCTATAGATTACTTAAACTATCTTGCATCTGGTGCAGTATCGACAGTTCATGCTGGTGTGCAATACGGCGTACCACAGTACATGTTTTGGACAGAATTTGATGGAAGCGTAAACTTTAAATATTTTCACAGAAATCCGCAAGATGATCCGAGTGCGGCAACTGTTGACGCCAACTACAGAAGAATTGGTATATTTGATGGCGATTCGGTAATTCAAAAACTTTCAGATGAAAAAGTTTATAGAAAAGCTTATTTTTTTACTACAAACCCAGCTTATCAATTTATATCTAAAAACTATTATTACATCAAGAAGACACCAAAGGTTTTAGATTTGGTGCCCGCAGGCATAACAAACTCCGATGAGATAGATGCGTATAATTACAAATCTTTAATGTATCAGTTTCAAGATGAAGGACAAAAATTTAATATTGAGCTTATAGATACTGATGGAACAGGTGTGGCAATTCCCGGTGCAGAGCAAGTAATTTATGATTCATATTGGGGCTACTACGATGGATTGGAATCAATTGATAATTCTTCGCAGCACGCTTTAATTGGGCAAAACTTCGGAACACAAAATGTTTATTCCAAAATGAATTTTATGGGATCCTCTGGTTATATGCAATTTGTTGATAACACAGAAATGTGGAAAAACATGTTTGACATGACTGAGGTGCACCCAAATTATCCAGACAGTATAGGTTCTGCAGCACTGGTTCCCGGTAATGATACCTATTTGCAAAAGGTAATGAATATACGATACAATTCATTTTTAGCAGAAAATACTGCTGGTGCGTCTGGTGCGTCTGGGGCTGCTGCCAGACTTGAAGAGATAAGAAAAATAGAATTACAAAATTTTATAATGTACTCTCTTTGTTGTATGGGAAATAAAAAAGATGAGGAATGTTTCTTTGCTGCATTGTTGAGGTATGAAGAAGATAGCAATTGCCCGGAAGGAAACGACTTTGGTAAAAAATATCGATATCAGTGGGCTAAGTTAAAATTTGATGGACCTAGCGGTGCTTCTGCAGCAACAGGTGTATCAGGAGCTAGTGGAGCTAGTGGTGCAAGTGGAGCTAGTGGTGCAAGTGGAGCTGGTTGTGATGTTGCTCTATTTTACCAAATAGAAAAATGGTCTTTCGATTCTCTTCAATCTTCGGGAACACAAGATGATACTTGGGCTATAAATTTGAATGAAAGGGGCATCACCGCAGGTTACATACCAACTGGTTATGTTACTGAATGTGTGCCAGAAGGATTTCAATTCCGTCCTATTGGTGCAAAAGAAAATCCGGTTCCAAGTGGTGAGGATATATTTCATATAGTTAAATTGTGTAAATATACTGAAAGCAATAATGTTGTATATTACTTTACAGCAGAAAATGCTTTTGATGGTTGCTGTGTGTCCACGACAACTGGTGGTGGTGGCGGTGGTGGTGGTGGTGACAATACGGGATAAAGGATCTATAAAATGACAACCAGACAGATTAAAACATATGGTACAAATTATGGTCAAGAAGCCCTATACGGTTTAAATTCAAGAGATGTATATATTTGTGCTAATTCTTCAATAACAAGAGGTGTAACTGGAATACCAGACACATTAGATCAATGTTTTGACAGATTTAGTGGAATCAAAGATATTGCAGAATATCTTGGATTTATAAAAGGTGCATCTGGGGCATCTGGGGCATCTGGGGCATCTGGGGCATCTGGTGGTGCTGGAACATCCGGTGGTAAAAAATACAATTATACTCTATGGACAGGTTCTACTTTACCTAACCCAAATTTAACAAATACATTTACTCCAGTAGATCTTTACTTAGATAAGCCTTCTGTAGAATGTGAACAAATAACAACTACATTATCTCAAAGCTGGCTTGGATGCTTGTGGGGTACACCAGAGGCATCGTTGAGTTGCACCTGTCCCGACATAGGTCCAAACTTTGTAAACTATTTAAAGCTAAGACAGAATGTGGCTACATTCTGGAACACTCCAAAAATAACTCCAATAAAAAGAGTAGAATTTTTAGATGCTTTTAAATATGGACAAAAAGCAGATTTTACAGTAGCTGGTGATTTTAATTTAAAAATAGGACAAGTCGTTTATATAGATGTGGACGCTGCTAGCGGTTATCCATATTCTAGCACATCATCGCCTTTGAATGACTATTATTACATAATAGGTGTAAAGCATGTTGTAACAAATCAAACACACGAAACTGCTTTATCTGTATCAAAAATACCAGAAAACCTATCTCCATCAGCTGCTGGTGGAACTTATGCAGCCGATTATACCTAAACTAAATATCTAGATGGCCATAAAAGATTTTTCAATTTTATTAGAAAAAGTAGAAACAGCACAAACCAAAAAAGACGTTGGTATCGTGACTGGGTTCAATGCCATTTCTCAATATATTGAGCATATACTTAAAACTCAAAAGGGAGAACTCATTTCTGATATGAATATGGGTTCCGATTACTTTAGCTATATTTTTGGTACAAACGATCCCGGATTATTGGAGTTAAATTTGTCAGCTTATATTCAGGCAGCAATACCCAAAATAAGTGATGTCCGTGTAGATCTTTTGTCTCAAGAAGATGAACAACTTTCTTTTCAAATAAATTTTAGCATATTTGACGGAATCAAAACACAAAACAATGCTTCTTGCTTTGTTGAGGTAGATATATCATGACATACCAATTAACAAATTTAAACGTAGCCTCATTGGATTTTGATGATATTAAATCATCTCTTATAACATTTTTAGAACAACAAAGCGATTTAAAAGATTTAGATTTTAGAAACGAAGCTAGCTCTGTAAACCTGTTATTAAACATTCTTGCCACAGTTACTGCTTATAATGGTGTTTATGCCCAATTTGGCTTTGTTAATAGTTTTGCAACCACAGCAAATGTGATGGAATCTGTATTGGGGATTGCTGCCAATTCTTCTGTTTTGGTTGCACCAATACAATCAGCAAGAGCACAGAGAACCGTAACAACTGCTGGCGTAACACTTGAAGATTACACAACCTTCAAGGCAAGAGCCACAAATGGTGCTGATGTGTTTTTCTTTAATACGGAACAGGTTTTGCCAAATACATCAAAGAGCATAACTCTGTATTCGGGTACTGAAGTAGTAAGCTTTACAAATTACGATTACGACACTCAAAGCTGCATTCTTCCATTTAATGTTGATCCGTCTACAATTAACATGTATGAGACGCAAATTGGAAGTAACCAAGTCATAAAATGGACTCGGGTGGATAAATCCAGTACAACTGTTGCTGGAAACAATACTCATTTTACTGTAATGAATGCACCCCAAGGATATCTTGTTACAAACAACTTTGCATCCTCTAGAGAAGTGCTCACAAACAGCAATATTTTGATTCAAGCAATTCTTTCAAATGGAAACGTTGCAAACAGTGCAACTATTACTCCAAGAAGCGATGTCACATTTGGAACGTTTGCGTTGCCCAGCAATGGTTATAACCAAATTTCTGTGGCAGAAGCCAGAGCAAAACTTCTTTTTAAAGCAACTGGACAAGAACGGTGTGTGACAATAAACGACTATAAAAATGCTATTCTCAGTTCTGGTATATCTGGTACTTCAGATGAAACTTTAATCTCTGTAGGAAATACATCTTATCCCGGAGAAGTTAAAGTTTACGTTTCTGGTCTTACATCTGAAAATATTTCTAAGCTATTAACATATCTTTCTGGATTGGCACCAGCAGGGATTACAGTGGTATATCAACAATGATAATATTTTTTAGTACACAGCCAGCAACTATAAATGGAAAAATTAATGCTTTAGTTGAAAGAGCAAAAGCATTGTATAATTCTGATTACTATGATATTGAAAATGAAAAATGGTTAGCAGATAAACTCACTATAGAATCATTGTTCCCCTCTTGGATTGTTAAAGCTGCGGAAAATAATTCAGAGGTCTTGGTAACAAAAATAGTAAAAAATTACATGAGATGGTTGCTGTCTCTGGAACATGGTTATGGCGCTCAGTTGGATTGGGAAAAGATAAGAACAATACCATTAGCAAATGAAATATTTTTAGAAGTTTATATTGATTTTTACTTTCCCGGTGCTGACTTTAGCCAGCAAAATTTTTCATCTTTAATCCCAAATGTTAGAAAATTTGCAATAAATGCAGATGCAAATTATTTTAATGTCAAGGGTACACCCCAAGCAATAAAATACTTAATATCAAATTTACTAGGAATTCCATGGGATTCTGTAGTAGTAGGCACATCTACTTCTGGTATAATTACTATAAAAGTTGATTCTGCATATTATGACACCATCTTAAATTATAAAAACTTTTTAGAAACATATGTAGTCCCCGCTGGAGTTTCTGTAATATACACTACACTATAACAAGTTTGTCTTATGTTTAAAAAAATGATAATGTTTGCTGCGTCTTTGGCTTCTCGCGGATTATCAAACAATAAAACAGACATACCAACAAAGCAATTAAGAGCTTTATCTTGTTTTGGATTTGAAGATATCCGGCCTTGTCCATTTTTAAGAAATAGCTCCACTCCGGGAAAGCATTATTGTGGTAAGTGCGGTTGTGGGGACAAATCCCATACTTGGTTAATACAAAATTCAAATGACTATTCAAAATTAGATTATCCAACTCTTAATTGTCCGGTAAAGATGCCCGGATTTACCAATTACGATCCAAACTTTTCAACAATAGAAACAGCATTTAGAAAAGAACAAATAGAAAACTTCGATCCAGAAAAGCTGCAATACATACAAGTAACAATAGGTGGAAATGCAGAAAAAGAAAAATTTATGGATGATTTAAACAAAATAATTGATAATTCATAAATATTTCTAAGATGCCGATTACCACTCGCCAAGAATTTATAGATTACACCATGAGAAGTTTGGGTGCTCCAGTCATCCAAATAAACGTGGATCCCCAGCAGATCGAAGATCGTTTGGATGAAGCTTTAATTTACATGCAAGAAAGGCACTTTGATTTTAATCAGAGAGCCCTTTATGTATATCAAGTTACGCCACAAGATGTTGCTAGAAAATATTTTGACACAACTTCCTTTGGGCCAGCTCTTGGTGCTCAAGTAAGAACAGATCCTAGCGGTGTTACGGGATATTGGCCAAATGCTACAGATATAGTCAGCATTTCTAAAGTCTACGCTCCAAGTTATAAGGTCGGAGACTATATGTTCGACTTGCGGTATCAAATGACTTTATTTGATTTCTTTGGTCTTTATTTTAACCAATCCGGTTATCCATCTGCACCCATGGCCACCTATATGGAAAGCATGTCGTATGTTCAATTGGTAAACAATATTTTTAATTATCCTCTCTCGTTCACGTATACCAAAACTACAGACCGCCTGTTCTTAGATACGGATCACAGCAAACTTGATTCGTCGCGGTATTTGATGGTTGAGGCTTATGTAAAAATAAGTGAAGATGAATATCCTAAAATTTGGCAAGATAGAATATTTAAAAAGTATTTTGCCGCAGTATTAAAAAAGCAATGGGCTCAAAATTTGATGAAGTTTACAGGAATGCCTCTACCGGGTGGTGCCCAATTGAATGCCCCCGCAATAATGCAGGAGGCTATGAGAGAAATACAAGAAATAGAACAACAGCTTCTCAAGAACTACGAACTCCCAGTAGATCCACTAATAGGATAATAAATGGCCATAAACCCCTATATTAATCTAACTACAAATCAATCAGAGCAAAGACTGGTTGAGGATATAACTGTAGAGTTGATACAGGGTGTCGGTCAAGATTGTATCTACGTACCTAGACAATATTTTAATATAGACAGACTCTTTGGCGAAGATCCTTCATCTTCATTTAGCCAGACATATGTGATCGAAATGTACATACAATCCTATAAAGGATTTGAAGGAACCGACGTTATTACTCAATTTGGAATCGAAATTAAAGATAAGATCAATCTTATCATGGCTCGCAGAAGATTTAAAGAACAGGTAACCGATATCGATCCAACCATAATAAGACCCAGAGAAGGAGATTTAATTTATTTTCCTTTATCGAAGTCCTTATTTGAAATTAACTTCGTTGAGCATGAAAATCCTCTCTATCCTCTAGGAAAACTCTATTCGTACCAGATTACAGCCGAACTCTTCACATACAGCTACGAGAAGATAGACACAACATACTCGGAAATCAACCAACCGTATACAAGCACAGGAACAACTGCTGGCGTGACATTTGATCCTCTAAACAACATACTTGGCACCTCTGCTGGCATTAATACCGTATTGGATGACGAAGCCAGCCTTTATGACTTTAATCCCAATGATCCAGCAGATGGGTGCGGAGGAGCTAGTTAATGTTTGGTTATTACTATAATAAAAGTTTGAGACGACTAATTGTCGGATTTGGAACTCTTTTCAGCAACATTTATGTTGCGCATGACAACGAAACTGGACCAGATACAACTTTGAGAGTTCCTGTCACATATGCTTCACAAGAAAAGTTTATTCAAAGACTTTTAAATCCATCTTCTATAACTGATGGTACGAGAATAGAAAATCAGTTGCCTAGAATAAGCTTCGTGATGAATTCCATTACACCCGATCCTTCAAGAAGAAGAACAAGATTTGCTTCAAGTTTATCTCTATCTTCGAATCAAGGTGTTTGCCAAAATACAGGTCAACAAATTGCCAACGAGATTCCGGTAAACGTAAACTTTAACTTATTTGTCTACACCCGCCATGTTGACGACATGATGCAGGTTGTAGAACAAATAATGCCTTTCTTTGTCCCAGATCACATCATAACCTTGACCTTAAATGAAACTGGTCAACCAGTTAACATTCCGATTGTTATGGTTTCCAACAATTTGAATGATAGGTATGAAGGCGATTTTAATAGCAGAAGAATACATATATCTTCTTTTAACTTTTTGGCAAAGTCATACATATATGGGCAAGTGAATAGCGCGACTACAATTGATAGTAGCGACAATAATAGTATTTCGTTTGAAGATTGATCATGAATGTAAATAAAAATTTAGCAAAATTATTTTCTGTTCCTGTTAATGAGATCGCAGAACCAAAAACTCCACCTGCTGGAGGTACTTTTAATTCTGCAAATTTTCAAAAAGATTACGAATTAGTACAATCAAATATAAAAGATTTAATCGGTACAGGAAACATTGCACTTGAAAGCGCCTTGAAAGTCGCCACACAATCTGATTCTCCGAGAGCATTTGAAGTAGTAGCCATACTTTTGAAGACAATGGCCGACTTAAATAATAATGTATTGGATGTACACAAAAAGGCAAAAGACACTACAGGCCAAAAAGTAGAAGTTAAGCAAACAAACAACTCAGTATTTGTGGGTTCTACCAAAGATTTACAAAATCTATTGAACAAGGAAAGAAGTACTGAAAAAGATGTTGTTGATGCAGAAGTGGTGAATAATGAACAAAAACAACAACCAAGGTTACCGGAATAATCCTAATTTAAAATTACCGGGAGTACAGCTTCAATATACCAAAGAACAGCTTGACGAATATATTAAATGTGCTCAAGATCCTGTTTATTTTTGTGAAAAATACGTAAAAGTAAAAACTCTTGATAGGGGTGTAGTTCCCTTTAATTTATATGCTTATCAGCAAAAATTTATAAACGCTATTCACAAAAACAGATTTACGATTTCAAAGTGGCCACGTCAGTGTGGTAAGTCTACATGTGTAACCAGTTACATATGCCATTATATTTGCTTTAATCAAAGCGTTAACGTCGCTATTCTGGCAAACAGACTGAAGACAGCAAAGGAAGAGTTGTTTTCAAAACTTCAACTTGCTTATGAAAATTTACCACATTTTCTGCAACAGGGAGTTGTAGAATGGAATAAGACGAGCTTTAAGCTTGAAAACGGCTCTAGGGTCATGTGTGACGCTACATCCTCTACAGCAATCCGTGGCGGCTCTTATAACCTACTCCTGCTTGACGAGTACGCCTTCTTGCCTAGCCACGTAGCAGAAGAATTTTATACATCCACCTATCCGACAATTTCTGCTGGTACTACAACGAAGCTTATTATTGTTTCTACGCCAAACGGCATGAATCATTTTCATAAGCTTTGGGTTGATGCCAATCGACAAGAAGGTCATAAACTTAAAAACAAATTTATTCCAGTTGATGTAAGCTGGAGAGAAACACCAATTAGTCCGGGCAATCCAAAGCTGAGAGATGATACATGGGCTGCAGAACAGATTGCAAATACAAGCCCAGATCAATTTGAGCAAGAGTATGGGTGCAGCTTTTTGGGTTCTGCCAATACGTTGGTATCATCTTCCAAACTCAATGTGCTTGCACCAGAACAACCTCTAAGTGAAGATTCTGATGGGCTTAGAATTTTTGGCGATCCAGAAAAAGACAAAATTTACTTTTTACAGGCAGACGTTTCTCGCGGCCAAGGATCTGATTATTCTGCATTTAGTGTAATTGATGGAACTTCGGCACCATATAAAGTTGTTGCGTCTTACAGAAACAATGCAGTTAGCCCCTTTAATTTTCCAAATGTCATCAAAAAAGTCGGTGAAAAGTATAATAATGCATATGCTCTAATTGAAACAAATGACATTGGGGGTCAGGTATCATCCATTTTGTATAATGATTTGGAGTATGAAAATGTTTTGATGACCAGAATACTGGGAAGAAAAGGTCAGATTCTATCACAGGGATTTGCGCAGGGAAAGAGTGAAATGGGTTTGAGAACCACAGCTCAAACCAAAAAACTAGGTTGTGCCATTTTAAAAAGGTTGGTGGAAGAAGATAAAATTTTGTTAAATGATGAAAGAATCATAAACGAATTGACAACCTTTGTGTCTAGATCGAATACCTTTAAGGCTGAGGAAGGCCACAATGACGATTTGGTAATGACTTTAGTGTTTTTTGCTTGGTTGAGCCGACAAGAATATTACTCGGATTTGATCGAAAGTGCAAAATTTAACTATGAAGAAGCACAAAAACCAGAAGATGACAACATTTTATTGACGCTAAATGATAAAAATGGAGAAGATGGAGATGAGTTTGTACAAGATGGCGCAATATGGTATCCAACATAAAATATAAATATTTGATATAAAAAGGGACAAAATGCCATCACTCAGCTCTTTCGTAAACTCTAGTCAATATACCAAAGAAAATTTAAATTTTCCTTTTTTAACTGCGATGAAATTGGGAACCGGGTATGTAGCACCATCCTTCACGGGTGTTGGTGGAGCTGCAAACAATGATCCGGGTGGCTTATTTGGTTGGTTGATTTATGGTAGATCCCTTTATACGACACCAAAGGGAGCAACAACAGATCAATATCTGGTCTATACTAACCCATACGATCTGGTTGGTGATTTAAATCAACTTGGTGGGATTACTTCATGTTTGGTTTCTGCAACTGCAGCTGGTGGAACTTATGGATTTTTTAATGTTATTGATACCCAGCTTTCACCAAAAACTGCTGGCACTCAATTTTTACATGCTATAAATTATCTGGCCTACGGCGGAACTTTGGTTATTGCGGGTAAGGCATCCGGCTTTTCGGAATACACAGAGGAAACTGGAAATTACTTTGATTTGATGATTGACCCATATTTTGATAGCAGTGCAGCAGCTTGGTTCAAAGATCAGCCATACACAATGGGAATTTATCCAACTACAGTTGGTTCCGAGGGAATTACTGGTGGTGGATACACACTAGCAAACTTTACAACACTATTTGGTGGTTCTCAGTTTGTAACAGGTATTACAGTTGCTGGACGCGTATTCAACGTATGTGGTCTAAAAACTGCAACAAATTTGGATACAAGTTCTGTTCAAGAAAACACAAAACTGACATACACAATTCAAGCAACCAATGACGTTGGTGGGTTCTTTGCCAGAGCAAAGAATAGAAACGAAAGCTATTTAACGGTAGCTGGCCTTGACCGTGCAACAGTAATAAATGGAAATATTATAAATCCAATTGATTGGGCGGGATCGTTAAAGACTGCTCTTAGAACAAATAGAGCAAACTTTTTCGTAAATTATAATCCAAAGTTCTTGGGATCAGATCTTGTTGGTGCTACTGCAAATGCATCTATAGGTGTAAATGATAGAGTTGGTCCAGCCAGAATGCGTGTAAACTTGACAAAGGATATCAATACAATTGCACTAAAATATGTTTTTGATATCAATAACCAAACTACACGGGATCAAGTAGTGTCAGAGGTACAGACAGCGTTGGATCCTTATGCACCGTTTATCGATACAACGCAAACGCAAATTATTTGCGATGCTTCAAATAATACAGACAACTCATCTACCCTCAATATTGATGTAGTTGTTAAACCAATTCTGACAACAGATAGCTTCTTAATTAACGTAAGCTACACACAATAATGAGCAATTCAATAAGCCTATTTAAAGATAATTTTAATGGGGGAACCAGATCAAATAGGTTTGTTGTAAATCCTATTTGGCCACAGGGTGTGTCTGTAAACTCAGATGATTCTACTTTTAAAATAGTATCGGCTTCATTGCCTGTAGTACAAATCAATTCAATCAGTGTCCCCTATAGGGGTCGTCTTATAAATTTTGCTGGAGATAGACAATATAGCCCTTGGACTGTTGGAGTTTATGACGACGGAAATTCGCAAAACTTGTGGACCGCTTTCCAAAAATGGAAAGAGTTAATAGATGGTCATTATACCCACAGAGTAACGGGAAACGATTACAATTACACACGATACCAAACTACGTGGGAAGTTAGACATTTGGATGTTAACGGAGAAGATACTCTCCGAAGAATAACTCTATATAAATGTTGGCCAAGTGTAGTTGGAGAAATTAATTTAAATATGGGTGAAAGTAACTTTGTTGCTTTCAGCGTCACATTAACATTTGACAACATACAAATATGGGGAGTCTAAATGTTAAACGAATTTAAAACAAATTTTTTAGGTGGAACCAGATCTAACAGATTTTTAATCGAAGGTAGAATTCCTACAGGAGGACAGTTTACAAAGTTTCACGTTAGATCTACAATAATTCCACAAATGTCAACAAAAACTTTAACATATGACTATTTTGGAAGAAAATATCATTATCCCGGTGAAAGAGAATATGGTAACTGGGCCTTTACGGTCTTAGATGACGTTGGTGATAACGATCTTTGGAAAGATTTTCAAAAGTGGCATAATAATATTAATAACCATGTAACAAACGAATCTTTTGATCTTGCCGGAGGAGATGATTATAAAGCATACAACTGGAAGATTAAACATCTAGACATTAACGGCAATAATGTTTTAAAAGAGTTCGTATTGCAAGGTTGTTGGCCAGCATCCGTGTCTCAGTTGTCTCTAAATATGTTGCAGCCCAATACATTGAGCTCGTTCAATGTGATTATCGTTTACGATTACATTGAAATCACAAATATTACATCAAGAACAAATTCGTGAGGAAATAAATGGAAATAGAAGCTTTTGGATTTGAATTTGGCAAAAAAAGAACAACTAAGCAGGATAAAATTGAAAAGAACCTGCAGTCTTTTACTGCCCCCGAAGTTTATGATGGAACCGTAACAGTTGAAGCTGGTGGTTTCTTTGGCACAGCTTTGGACTATTCCTCATCGATGCGCGATGAAAGCGCATCAGTTGTTCAATACAGAAACATGTCAATTTATCCAGAAGTTGACAATGCAATTGATGAAATCGTAAACGCATCCATAGTTTTGGGAACAGACAGAAAACCCGTCAAACTTGATTTGGGTGATTTGCCAGTTTCTGACGTTATTAAAAATAAGATATACAGAGAATTTGATAGAATCATACATCTTTTAGATTTTAATAATAAATCTTATGAAGTTTTTAGACGTTGGTATATCGATTCAAAGATTTTTTATAATATCGTAATTGACAAAGATTTGCCTACTGAAGGCATCAAAGAGCTAGTTCCAATTGATCCTCTAAAAATTAAAAAAGTTAGAAAGATCAAAAAAGAAAACGAACAAGTAAACGGTCAAACAATTTCTTTGATAAACGACATCGAAGAATATTATCTTTATACCAACACCGATAAAGAAACCTTTATGATGACTGGTCCCGGTGGATTAAAACTTTCCATGGACAGCGTCGTTTACGTTCCATCTGGCATAATCGACCTCAATACAAAACGTGTTTTAGGATATCTGCATAAGGCAATCCGCCCACTAAACATGTTGAGACAACTAGAAGATGCTCTTCTAGTTTACCGCATTGCACGTGCACCTGAGCGTAGAGTGTTTTATGTCGATGTTGGTCAGCTACCAAAACAAAAAGCCGAACAATACATGCGAGACATGATGAGCCGTTTCCGCAATAAGCTCATCTACAATCAAGCAACAGGCGAAGTTAGAGATGAAAGAAACCATCTTTCAGTTCTTGAAGACTATTGGCTACCAAGAAGAGAAGGTTCAAGAGGAACCGAAATTACCACCCTTCCCGGCGGACAAGCAATGTCTCAAATTGAAGACGTTGATTATTTTAAGAAAAAACTTTATAACTCTTTAAACGTTCCAATTAGCCGCCTAACTTCAGAA